TCTGCCTCAATGTAAGGTATAAGATCTTCTAAAACCTTCATCACATTCTCTTCAGTTAGTTCCATTGTTATCTCTCCACAAGTACATCACCATCATCATCCTCTTCTTCCTCCATATCTTCAAAATTAACAACCATCAATTCCTCACCCCACTTAACTCCTTCCATCTCTGGATGAGGTGCTGGTATTCTAGCCTTAGGTTTTGGTGGTTTATTATATTCTTCCTGTACCATACTCATACTCTTCCACATAAATGCGAAAGCAGCACCAGCAGTTGCTGCAAACAATAAACCAAATATTAATCCAGTAAAAAAATTCATTTATTTTCTTAACTCTTGATTTAAAAGATAAAACCAGATCAGACCTAAGACTATTATAACAAGCAGTCTAATAGAATCTGGTGATGTGTCAATCACAGAAGTATTGCACCTATAATAAATCCAAGTACGGCATTAGCACACTTACTCTGATATGGAGATAGACCAAATTTCTTTTCTATCTTTTCTAAAATCTTTTTATCTAATTCAACTCCTTTATTGAATAGATCTTTAACTTTATTCATCTTCTTCCTCCGTAGTATCAAGATTACCTAATGATTTATATTCTAACTGTTTTCTAAGAAATGACACTTCTTCCTTCAAGAGAAGGTTCTCTTCTTCCAAAGTCTCGCAATATTCAGAATAGATTATTACACTCATAAAAGTATTTAACGAATTAATATTCTCTTAATTATCTTAATTTGGGGCCTGATGCCCATCCAACTAAGACAATTCGTTCACCTTCAGTTACAGGTTTTGCTCTATGAGTTACCTTAGAATCAAAAACAATGGCAGATCCTAACCTTTTAGGTGCTGGTATATTATCACCCCTCCAATCTTTAATTTCTAACTCACCTCCCTCATACTGTGATTCATTTGATAGTTGAATACTTATACTCAATTTTCTATCTAATCCAGGATGCCAACAAACCCCATAGTCAATATGCCATTCATAGTGTCCACCAGGTCTATACTTTAATATTTGAATATCATACTTATCTGATAGATCATATTGATAAGACTCATTATTAACGTCATTAATTACATTCTTGACAGCATGATAAAAAACAGATGTTTGATCTGGAACGAATATTTCACAAGAACGATAGTTAACTTGCTTTATACCATTCTCATCAGTATATGATTGTGTATTATCTCTATATGCAAGGTCAGGAATCTGAGCAAGGAAATCTGTCATTTCCATTACCCTATTAGCAACAACTTGTGTAAAGTAATATGGTTTTACTCTATCTTTTACTTGTTGCTCTACAAGATCAGGATGTAGTTTCATTTAATAATTCCTCTTCACATTCTTTAGCAAAATCTTGTGCCATATTTCCACCTATCTCTGCTCCTTGATTCATTCCAACCATAGTAGCAGCACCAGCAAGTACCCATCCTACTATAGGAACAGATGCAAGTCCAGTACTAGTAACAGCAGCAGTTCCTAATGCACCACCTACCATTCTACCTGTTCCTTCTCCACCACCTTTCTTCTTAATACATGCAATCATCTCAGGACTCATACCACCACCGTCACTCTGTGATGGAGAAACATAATACTGTTCATGCTTAGATACTTTTGTCTTACCTAATCCTAATAATCCACCAGGTTTTTCAACACCTTCAGATTTTACTAGTACTCTAGGATCATGTGCTCTATAATTTATAGAGTATCCTTCTTTATTTGCTACAACATTATAAGATGTATAATCACCGATAGGTAAATTCAACTTAGGGAATGATTCCTTTCGAGCAATCATCCCTATCATACCTATATGTGATATGCCTAAGAGTGTTCCTAGACTAATACCTATCCATTTTTTCATAATATAATCTCCAATTTATAGTGTAACTGGTGGTTCTTCCTTCTTAGGTTGAGTTGCAGCAGCAGTTAAGTTAAGAGGTGCCTGTTCGATTCTAATAATCTGTGCAGGTGCAGTTTGTGATGCCTTCTCAATTAACTTCTCCATATCTGCTTTAGATACAGAAGGTGTAGACTTTGCACCATTACCATTACTCTTATTCTTAGCAGTCTGAACGCCGAATGTAGCTAAAACTCCCGTAAACACCGAAGCTATGAACGTGGGATCTATATTCTTCTGTGGGAAGTTTGGAATAGCAACATAATTTAAAGTCAAAATTCCGCCGGACCACACCAAAATACCAAGGCGAACAAATGTACTAATGATTGCCATCTGTTCGTCATGGTCAGGAACAATAGCATCTGCCATCTTTCCTATAATACCTTTAGGTTTTTCTTCCTTTACTTCTTCTTTAACTTCTTCAGAAGCTTCTGGTACATCTACCTTTTCTTCTTCTTTTACTTCTTCAGGCATAAAAATAAGGGTGACTATTTCTATATAGCACCCTTAACCTTAAATTAACCCTAATGATCCTGCTGTGATACCTACACAGACAAAAAATCCGAACTCCAACAGTCCATGTGCTGATGCTGGAGTATTAATTAATATGTTATTGAAATACGAGAGAACTGATGGCTCCATTGTAATAAACGTATACACCAATTAGACTGAAAAAAATAATTTGTGGCATTAGAATAGGTATTAATACTTGCTATAATTATATAGGAAACCTTAAGTTTCTGTCAAGTATTAATACCTATGCACCACTGGGAACTGTTGCTGGAACAGCCTGTCCAATTCTTACTCCCTTACCACCTTGGAAATCATCATCGTCATCGTCATTGAATGCTCTCATTATAAGTTCAATCAACACTAAAGCAGCCATAGGGTAAAAGCACCATAGGATTGCTGTTAGTGGAGATATACTGTCTGATGCGGCTACTAAGTCGCCCATTTGTTTTCCTTTCCTGATAAGGTACGAGTTATTATTTAGTTATGTAAAGTATTTAAAGTGGGTATATGCACCTACGACTGCCCAGAAAGCAACCATTGCAAACCTACCGTTGGCTCTTTGCCAAATTGCTACGTTAGACATCTTAAAATACTCCTGGAATAATTTGACCTGTTGTAGCATAAGCACCTAGTGCTGCAACTACTCCGATCATGGCCATCCAGCCATTAAACTTTTCTGCTTCGGGTGTCATTGATTTTCTCCTTTTTGGATTGAGGGTTAAAAGTGACTCGCTGTGCGAGTGGTGTAAAGACCTTTTGATATCAAAAGATGCCTGGCATAACTGCACCAAACAAGATGTAGTTATGGATTGCTGCAAAGAAACCAATCATCGCAAGGCGACCATTAGTTAGTTCAGCATTCTCCCAGTAATTAAAGTTTTCGATTACTTCTACTTGAGGTTCAGCAGCAAACATATTTTGCTTACCGTATTCAGTAGTTGTGTAACGATCCATATTGGATGTTGAACTTGTCATTCGTTTGTAAAGAAACGTAACATAATTATATAGCAAAGATTAATTCTTGTAAAGTTTCTTTACATTCGGATCTCCGAACAGAATTAAAGGGGTCTTATGACCCCTATAATGTTAACTTATATTAATAATTATCAACTTGCCTTTGTAAATCTTTTACAAACTCTTGGTTTGAACAGAAACCATGTGCATCATACTCTCCAAGAGCATGGTATCTGGTATGCATTACTTCTACCATAAAAAAGAAACCAATCATGAATGTAGGAATCATCCATAATGGATGACCAAGAACTTCACAAAATTCTTTATAGTAATCTTCAAATTTCATAGAATAAAAAAAGACCCTCTACTATGTAGAGGGTCTCTTAGGGTTATCTGATTAGAGATCAGAATGTGAATTTAACACCAGCTTTAGCACCCCAGTTAACTACGTCTTCGTTAGAAGCTTCAGCAGTTATACCAGAGATCTCACCATAGATTCCTACAGAATCAGTAGCAGCGATGTTAACACCAGCCTTACCAGAGAACTCAGACTCAGAACCATCAGTTCCGTCTACAGCCACGAATGAAGGACCACCTTGTACATAGAAGTCAGCTGACTCACTAATAGAACCTTCATAACCTACGTGTAGGTCTGTAGTTGCTCCAGAGTAGTCTCCATCAGGATAAGAGATATTGCTCTCAACGTTCACGTATGGACCAGCAAAAGCTGCACCAGCGAGAAGGAATGGAGATGCTGCAACAGCAGCGATTGTTGATTTGATAGACATGTTTGTTTATTAGTATCTCGCATGGGCATAAAAATAACCCTGCGGATGATAGACTCCCCGACATGGGAATCTTTTTACATTCGCAAAGGGTTACGATTCTTTCGAGTCCTTTACTGAACTGTCACATTCGTAGAGTGTGCCAGTTGTTATTATTTATAATACCAGATGATTAAAATGGTGTCAATATATGACAGACACTTATGTGGTTGTCACTCCATATCCATTGTGGCTTCCTGTTGTTGCTGTTGTTGTGCTTGAGTGTTTTCGGTTATCCGACCCAAGTAAGGATCATAGTTCATATAGTCTGCAAGATCAATCCCTGCACCATTCTGAACCCAGAAGTTACTCAAGGCATTATAGTTCCCTTCATGAAATGCTCCAATGTGTTCTGGATGAATACTAGAACCCAACTCTGTCCTATAAACTAGGAGTGGCATTGAATAAGTATTACCAGAATTATAGATTAAATCATCTGCAACTGCACGAGGTCTAACTCCATTATCAATCTTATACTTGTTCTTACGTGTATGAAATTTCAATAGTTTCTCTGCATGGTGTCTGTTAATTAAATAACATGCTGTAGAGAAATCATTTACAAATCTCTTATGAAGTTTAACATGTATATCACCAGTACATATAATAGCAATCTGTACCACATCCCAATCGTATGGGAGATGTGCATACCATTCTTTCCATGTCCAATTCCAAAACCTAATCAATTCTAAACTACAATCATCTTCCATCATGATTGCATAAGGACTATCAGATGTTTCCATCCAATGTTTAATTGCTTTAAGATGAGAAGTAGTACATCCTATCTCACCACCAGACATATTAGTAGGATAAGTTCCTGTAAGAATATCACTTAAGTCATCCTCCCTACCATCATAGGCAGAGATACGTGTTACCTTATCCTCTATCTCCCAGTACTTAAACTGATTAGACATGAACTCCCATCTCTCTGGTTGACCATCCAGATTAATACAGTAGATAGGGCCTATACCTTGTAACTTATAGGCAGACTTATTCTTGTCTAGAAGATCATTCATAAATCAATCCAGCAAACTTCTTCCATAGGAGCAGGGTCAAATATAATTCTTTCATCCACTTGATCCTTACAAGTCTCATCTACACAATAAACTTTATACCCTTCTTCTATAAGTGCTACTGCAAGATCATGAGGACGACTCTCTGTAAGAATATCTATTCCTGGTTTATAAGTCAAGTACTTAAAACAGAAAGGATGTTCTGATGTATTCTTATTAACATAATAATCTCTTAGAAACTCAGTGTGTTCATCATTAAAATTATCTGTTACCTCACCTATACTATTTTGCACACCAACCTGCTGTGAGTATGCAGCAAAGGCACGGTTGTCTCTAGGGAAACAAGGACCACCAAATCCAAAACCAAATCCAAGATACTTATTACCTATTCTATCATCAGAACCAATTGCTTTTAATACTGTATCAACTTCATCATCCATACCATCCTTAATCATTACCTGACCTACCTGATTAGCATAACTGATCTTAGTAGTAAGGAAACAATTGACTGCAATCTTTGTAAGTTCAGCAGCCCTTGTACTCATAAAATGAATAGAAGGTTCTTTGAAA